GTGTGGTAGTACCTTACCAGGGTGATAAGACCCCAAGCGTCGTGCGAGGTCCGGTAATTTTACACGACAGGGAGTCGGCCCCTACACCGACTCGGCTTAAAAGAAAAGGAAAAGAACCCCGTAGGGGGGGTGGAAGGATTGTTGGTTCATAAAAGAGGTCCGCGGAACCAACTACGCGGATGGAGTCCTATTAGGCCTCCAATAAGAAATCAGACGGCGTCATATCAACATACTTACTGACGCTGTCGGGAGCTCTATAGAGCACGTTCGACTTACATGACACCTTAAGTCGATTGGTGAGCTTGCCATCATCGCCCATGTAGAAAATGCTATCGCCAAATCTACAGCCTAGGATATCCTTCCAGGAAGGAAATTCTTTCCAATCTATAGCTGTAACTAGCCGACGCTCGCCAGGACACCTAACTCGTATGCCTTGGACACTCGGATGAGGGGGCAAAGTAACTCGCTTGGTAAAACTAATAAAGGCCTTGACGAATAGGATATAATCTAATAGACCATAGAAAGAGATCTCCCTAAGCATAGACTCAAACTTGGAACACAGCTGTTCTACCCAAGTATCCGACAAGTCGTCAAAAGATTTGAAGTCGGGAGTCTGAAGAAGGAAAAAGAAGCACTTGCTTATATTGGACTTGAGCAAGACGCCAAGATGGACATCTGGATTCCCGTCTAGACCTGGGAAAGTAACGATAGTTCTTGAACAAAAAGACCAGTTTGGGTCACTAGGGTCTTGACGAAAGTTGAGAGTGTTAACCTCAAAACGGATCCTCTTCTTATCATCGGTTAAGATCATGCCCAGCTTCTTAGCCTGAGTAGGAAGATCAATAGCTCTAATAGCATCGCCAAAGTCTGTGCCACCAGTAAGGAGGCGAACGAACTCTCGAGACTCGTCTGTATTCTTCAAGGCAAAGACGCTATCATCCCCATAACAAAGGAAGAAAATGATGCGAGACCAATTTCCCTTGCGTAAAATAAAGTCCTTAGCGGGCTTACGAGCAGGGTCTGATGAAAGCGACATGACTATAAAGGTATAGTTGAGAATAAGGTTGCAAAGGCAATTGAAAGTCGTGGTAGCAGAATGGCCACTAGGGACGCCAGGACTACACAAGTATACGACCCCATTGGCACTAGTCTGAGGCACGCGCAAGGAGTGAGTCTGAGCTACGAACTTGTTAAGTTGTTGAGACCTCTCCTGAGGGTCATTTGATACTAAGCCAGCGAACCTATACAACCACCAGATAGACTGGAGAGCTAGGTCCTTGATTGCGGGAGGAACTCGAGCATCGTACTCGGAGTAATCGCAGGCAGTACCGACGGCCCCAAAACCCCCCATAGCCTTAATCAACCTAGGGAGGCTGGTGGCTATGTCCATACCTACAGCATGGCCAAGCTCGCCGTTAGTATTGGGAGTATCATAAAACG